GTCCAGTTGCCATGATTGAGTTAAGCGTTGTAGAACCATCTCCACGTAGGTTTAATGTCCAGTTACCGCTTGAATTTGATGTGTAGTATGTTACTGCTCCGTTTGTTAGTACGTTATAGTTAATTGTACCTGTTGCTGCAGTTGCTGATACCGTTGTAGTTTCAAGAATTTGTGCAATCTTTGTAGTACCTGTAACAGTTGGTGAGGCAATGCTTGGAGATGTTCCAAATACAAGTGCTCCTGAACCTGTTTCATCTGTAACTGCTGAGGCAAGGTTTGAAGATGATGGAGTTGCAAGGAATGTTGCTACTCCTGTACCAAGACCTGATATACCTGTGTCTACTGGCAACCCAGTTGCATTTGTAAGAGTTCCAGATGCTGGAGTACCAAGTGCTGGTGTTGTCAAAGTTGGGCTAGTAAGAGTTTTGTTGGTAAGAGTCTCTGAAACATCCTTTAGAAGTGTTCCGTTTACATAATAAGACTTACCTGAAGCAAGGTTGATATGCTCAGAAGACGTAAATGCATCTGTAGCGTCTACCCAGTTAAAAGTCTTATCTGTTGCACCCTTGATTGTGATACCGCCACCATCTGCTGTTGTGTCAGTAGGTGATGCTGTATCTCCAAGAACGATATTCTTATCTTCTACTACAAGGTTGGTTGAGTTAATATTTGTTGTCGTTCCATTAACTGTTAGGTTGCCAGAAATTGTCAAGTTAACTGCTGTTGCATCTCCAGTAAGTGCTGGGCCTGCTAGTGGAGCCTTTGCATCCATCTGTGTCTGGATTGCAGAAGTAACACCATTTAGGTATCCAATTTCTGTATCATCAACATCTGTAACTCTAAGTTGAACAGTTCCTGTTGCGTCAGGGAAAGTGATTGTTCTGTCAGCAGTTGGGTCTACTACAGTTAAAGTTGTTTCGTTTGCATTATCTGTTGCGCCCTCTATGTGGATAGATGTTCCAGGAACCACTAGATTCTTGCTTGCATCAAGTCCTGCTACACCAGAGATTGCTCCAACGTCTGAATCCTGGAGGTATGATCCAAGAGATGCTGCAATAACATCTTCTGCGTCTACGAAATACTTAAGGTCAACCCAATAAGTTACTCCATCGCCAATCTTAAATTTATTTGTGTCTGATTCCCAGCCGATTTCTCCAGCATTTAGGATTGGACCATCGCCATCGTTAGAAGATGTCCACTGTGATGCGGTACCTCTACGCTGTTGCATTCTTGTTGCCATTATTTACTCCTCCATTGGTGTATGATCATATTATATCAGTTTTTAATTATATACTTCTGTTGCAATTCCACCATCATATGTGGCAGACCAACTGTTAGTATTATAAAAACCAGCATCTTCTTCTGCGCCAGCCTCGTTATAGAATCCTGCATCTTTAAATGTTGAAACAATCAAACCAGTTCCACCAATTGATGTATCGTGGATGTGTTGCGCTATTTCAATTGTGTCATTTAATAGTGCAAGAGTGTTCCACTGACCATTGTAATAAAACAAAAGTCTATTTTCAGCAGTATCAATAAAAAGTTCACCATTTGATGAATTTTGATCGCTTGGTGGTGTAGAGCCTTGCGCTACAAGAAGTTCTCTACCGTCTACATATGCCTTAGTAGCGGCATGTGTATTTTCGGTTGGGGTGCCAACTACGACTGCTTGACCAAAAGTACCACCTTCGGCTACATTAAGCCCATGTTTTACCTTAAAGTCTTTATTTACTGTTGCCATAGTTGACTCCCGTCCCTAAATTATGCTTCGATATAAGTCTTGTGAACCTTAACAACAGTATCTGCTGCTGCTCCAGTTACCTGTAGAAGAACATTACCACCTGAGTAGACAGCATTTGTTGTTCCAAGTTCTGTATTACTTTGTACATTTGCGTACTCTGTTAAGTAAACATCATTGCTTCCGTTGACTGCAACAAGAACTTCAATTACTTCAATGTCATTGCCCTTTTTCATTTGAACAATGTACTTAGCAGCAGAGTATGTTGTTGCTGACCATGTATCAATTGTAGTTGCTGATGTTCCAGCAGTTGCTAGAGCAGAACCAACAAGAGCATCTGCAAAAGCAATGCTTGTCGCTGCTGCTGCACCAAGTGTTGGTGTAGTAAAGGTTGGACTATCAGTAAATGCTACTGTTCCAGTTCCTGCTTCATCGGTTAATGCTGCTGCAAGATTTGCAGAAGATGGAGTTTCAAGGAATGTTGCAATACCTGTTCCAAGTGATGTTATTCCAGTACCTCCGTTAGCAACAGGAAGTGTTCCTGTAACTCCAGTAGTTAAAGAAACATTTGTAATAGTATTACTTGAACCATTGATAGTTTTGTTAGTAAGGGTTTGAACTCCATCGTTTGTTGTTACAGTTGAATCAATATCAAGAGTGTTTCCAGTCTTGTCTAATCCTGTACCAGCAATAATTTGTCCAAGGCCAGTAAACTGTGTGAAAGCAAGTGCTGTAGTTCCAATTGTAACTGAACCGTTATTTGTTAATGTAAATCCTGAGTCAGCGTTTACTGTTCCTTGCTCTACGAATACCGCAAAGTTTGCAGTTACTTCTGCACCCTCATCTGCATCTGTAGAACGATCTGGAGCACCAGATTCCTTAACTACATAGATACCATTTTGTGAACCAGTTGACTGATCCTTAACAAGAACACGATCTCCAGTAGCAAGAGTTACACCGTCAAGTGTGTCTCCATTTTCAAGATCAGATGCTAGTGTTAGGTTTGCAGTTGTTGCTGCCTTTACAGACGCTTTCCAGTCAATTCCTTGAACTGTTGTGTCTACATAAGACTTTGTTGCTGCATCTGTTCCATCAGTTGGTGTTCCAAGACCTGTGATCTTGTTTGTACCCATTGCAATTGCGCCAGTCATTGTTCCACCAGCAAGTGCTAGTTTATTAGAAAGGTCTGTTGTCAATCCTGAAATCTTTGATTGATCAATTGCTGCTGCTGCATTAATGTCCCCATTAACAATGGTTCCATCTAGAATCTTTGCTGAAGTTACTGCTCCGTCTGCAATCTTTGCTTCTGTTACTGCTCCATTTAGAATCTTTACTGTTTCTACAGAGTCTGAAGCAAGTTTAGCAGCAGTTACGTTTGCATCTTTAATCTTTAATGTTTCAACTGCATCTGTACCAAGTTTTGCTGCTGTAACTGCATTGTCTGCAATTTCGGCTGTATTTACTGCTGAATCTGCAATTTTAGCGTTTGTAACTGAGTTTGAAGCAAGTTTTGCATCTGTAACATTTGCATCAAGAATTTTTGAAGTTGTAACTGAGTCTGCAGCCAACTTTGCTGCTGTAACATTTGAGTCAACAATCTTTGCTGTTTCTACAGAATCTGCAGCAAGTTTAGCAGCAGTTACGTTAGCATCTTTAATCTTTGCTGTTTCTACAGAGTCTGTAGCAAGTTTTGCTGCAGTCACGTTTGCATCTGCAATCTTTACTGTAGTTACTGAATCTGAAGCAAGCATTGTTGCTGTAACTGTACCAGTATCACCAGATGTAACTACAGTACCTGATACGTTAGGAAGTGTAATTGTGCGGTCTGCTGTTGGATCTACTACTGTAAGAGTTGTCTCATAATCATCTGCTGTTGCACCTTCAAAAGTAATTGATGTATCAAATACTCCAACTGCTGCAGGGGCTGCCCACTTGACTCCGCTTGCTTCAGCAGAATCTGCTGTAAGGACGTGTCCGTTTGTTCCAACGCTTAATTTAGATATTGCATTATCTGCAGTACCAACTAGCAAATCACCTTTTGCATCTGCAATCTTCTTTGTAAGAATATCGTGGCCTTCAACGGTTGCGGTTGCTCCCTCAACTACTAATCCAGCCTTTACTCTAAAGTCTTTTGTTATTGTTGCCATTTATTATCTCCTTGGTTAAGCCTTCAAACCAGTACGCATGTAGCGTAAGGTAATCGGGGTCTGACCCACCACGGGAACTACAGTTAGGTTAACTGTGCCTCCTGCCCTAGAGACGCTAATGGTGCCAATATTCCCATCATTGTCTACTGTTCCATATTCACTGACGTTATCATTTGTACCATCAGGGACTATGGTTAACTCTGTTGTGAAGAACTTGTCTCCAGTGCTCTTCTTTAATGTGACCACGTACTTAACGGATCTCCATTCTGAGGCAGTAAAATTATCAAAGATTGTGCTGTTCTCAATACCAGTGATTGTTACTTCGTTGTTACCAGCAGTACCCAGATCTGTTGCCTGGGCTGCAGAGGTGTCAATTAAGTCAACATAGTTTGCTTCGGTTGGTCTATCACCTGTCTGAAACAGGGCCTTTACGTTTGCTAATGATATTTTCGCCATGTCTGAATTATATCATATATTTTAAAGTATATAGTTAGAGAAACCAATGACCTGCAAAGGAATTGCTGGTACATTTCCAATACTGTTGGGTATCTGTATTGCCGTGAATCTTATTCTAAATGGCAATACTGAGTTTATACTTATACCACGATTTAAATCAACAATCTCTGCTTTTGGAAAAGAAACTCTTTCAATAATTTTTGTAGCAACGGGATTGTTACTATTTATAGTAACCGTTGCCATTAGTTTGTAACATCCTCAATCAGGGTAATCTTGCCTTGAGCAACTGTCCATACAAGGGTATTTTGTGGAAGACGTAGTTCAATGTCAAATATGTCATCTGTTCTTAACTGTGCAGTTTGTGCTGCAGTTAGATTAACCTTAAACTCTCCGTCTTCATCATCTTGGTCTTGTGCTGGATTAATTGTAAAAATTAATGTTGCAGTGTCCGTAATTATTTGAGGATCAACTATTGTGGTTGGTCTCTTAAACTCTGCCTCTATTGTCCAATCAGAAATAGTTAAAGGCTGCTTTGTATCATCTGTTAGGTAGATCTTAAATGATGCTGTATCGCCTTTTACGATAGTCCAGTTAACAAATGGTGGCTTTTCACCAATGTCGTATGTAGATGCGCCTTGACCTCTTAAAGTTGCCATTATGCCAAACCTGCTTTCATTGATCCCCACGTTCCATTGCCTTTTGGTTGTCCAACAATAATTATTCCAGTTGATGCATTTGATTTAGCAACTACTGCTACCGCACCTGATCCACCTGCTGGGATCGTATCTGTAAGTCCTCCACCATTTGCAACATATAATATTTCTCCAGCGGTATAAGAAGAAGTGTCAATGTCCTCAAACACTCCAGAGATAATAATTACTCCATTTGCGTTATTTGCAATTGATGCTTGTGTTATTCCTACCACTGGAAATGTTGCTAGATCATCTGAGTCAGATTTTGCAATTAATGGTTTTGTTGAATACCCTGAAATATATACAGGAGTTCCTTTTGCAATTGTTGCACCTGTTGTATTTCTAACTTCAAGTGAAATAAAAGGAAGACCAACGTTTGAAATAACATCTTCTATTTTTTCTGCTAATGACTGAATATCCTCATGGACATTTACAGGGTCAGTTAAAAGGGGGTAAGGAAGATCATAAGTTGTAGTTGCACCAGTAGCCATAGTACTTATTATTATACCACTTCCCCGCATAAAAATTAAAAAGTTATTAAAATGTTATCCAAAGTTTGACTTTAAAGCCAAATTCATGTTATAATTAATACATGCTACTAACAAGTAGCATTTTTAGTCTCTAGGAGGTTTTTATTATGAGAAGAGATTTAAAGGCTTGGATTGGAATCCTAGCATTGGTAGGGGTTGTTGCACCATTTAGCAACTTTGCCAATGCGTCAAGTACGGAAAATAACTTACTAATTAAACAGGCTGAAAACCCTGCTGCCACCCACAAGGTGGCTTTTGTTGTTTCTAAAGCAAAAATGTTAGAACGTTATGAAAACAAAACACATCTTACAGATGTTGAATTAAAAGACCTTCTTCACCTTGTTGGGTTTAGAGGTAATGATTTAGTAGTGGCTTGGGCTATTGCCAAGAAAGAATCTAATGGTCGTCCTTTAGCATTTAACGGAAACCATAAGACTGGGGACTCATCCTACGGGGTGTTTCAAATTAATATGATTGATAACTTGGGTCCAGACAGACGAGATAAGTTTGATCTTGACTCTAACGCTGAATTATTTAATCCAGTAAAAAATGCTGAGATTGCATACTATATGTCTAGGGGTGGAGAAGATTGGTCTTCTTGGAAAGGCATAACACCTAAAACTAGAATGTGGATGAATAAATTTCCTAAATAGTTTTATACAAATAAAATACCCCCTTGGAGAAATCCTTGGGGGTTTTTATTATTTATATTTTGTTTTATTTTTTATTGAAATTTACTTAAGGCTCAAGAGTATCAAAAATTTCTCGGATAACCCAACCTTTAATGTCTTCATTCCAAACATGTGATGGCCCTGGAGATGGTGGCATAAATTTTTGAGTAGATTCATCATAAACATTTCCAATTCTTGAATTTACTTCTTCATATTCTTCTGTTAACTCTAGGACTGTGGGCTGACTTAACAATATTGCAGCCAATCTTTCATCTGTATGTAAAACATCCATTACAACGTTATCTGTAATAACTGCTAACTTGTTTGGTGTAAGATTATTATTATTTTCTGACACTTGTTTTATCTCCTATAGTACTGTCGTTACACTAAAATTACTTACAGAAGAGCCTTGGTTTGATCCACCATCACTATGAAAGATTCCAACTCCAGGACCCTTAGTTGGGGTTGTTGCTGTATATGCTCCAGTATGTAATAAACTGCCACCTTTATTTGCTGCAGAATATACTGAGTATGTAATTACGTTTCCTACAGTTGAAATTGCTATTGATCCTGCAGAAGCAAATGCAGATGTGTTTGTATTGTACTCTGTATTTACTACCGTTCCTGAATTATTTAGTAACTTAAAGTTAGAAAGGTAGTTAGTTCCTGAAAATGACTGGGTAGTTGACGAACATCCATATGCAGTAACTGAGTCTCTGTAATTAGGCTGCCCACCATAGTATTGGCAAGCACCCTGTCCAATTTCAGCAACCTGAAATGTATTTGATGTTGTAGTCCATGTCTGATAGCCACGACCATAATTGCAATAAACATACCAAACGTAGTAACTTGATGATTGGTTACAACCACCACATGCTCCAAAACAACTTCCTGGACAACCACCTGCCTGTAGGCCAGATCCTCCTCCAGTGCAAGTTGAATAGTTATAAGAACTAGTTGAGTTTGATGTTGTTGATGCCCACCAGTTGTTAGCATCTGTTACCCAAAATGCTAGTCCAACTCCTGAAGTGTTTCCTGTATCAACCTGAAGATTTGAAATAACTGTTGCATCTAAGTCTACAACAGCAATATTGTTTCCTGATGCTGCGGCGTTTGAAGAACCAGCACTTCCATTTCCTTGCCAGGTTCCTCTAACATTTTTCCACACAGCCTTACCATCGCTTGATGTTCCAAGGGAGCCAGAGGTTGTTCTATTTAAAGAATCAAGAAAAGCAAGTAATATGTTCTTGCCAAAACGGCCAAAACCTCTTATGGAACCCCCACCACGAGAACCCATCATTGGCATTTATAAATCTCCTTATGTTGTTTTTATTATATCATAATTTATTTTAAAATAAACTAGGACTGTAAATTCCAAGAAATTGTTTCCTCATCCCAAGTATAACTTCTTCCATCTATTGGAAACTCTACTGGTGCTCTCCAGCGACTTCTTTCTTGATCAAAAATCCAAGACTCATATGGTTTTGGTTCTCTAAATTCTCCAGTTATTTGATCATAACTGTAACCTATGTCCGTTGTTGAACTTCCATCTGGTCCAGTAACATCAACCATAGTTGGTTGGCTTAAAAATATTGCAGCAAGCCTTTCATCTGTACCTACAATGTCAACAACCTCACCATCAATTATAAATGCTACCTTTTTTGGTGTTAGTTGATTTATTTCTTCTTCTGTCATCTCACTCATATGTATTCTCCCTATATTTCCTAGTAGTTAAGTTCTATCATTAAAGTTTTATGCGGTTACGGTTACTTCAATATTATTTAATGTGCTGCCTTGTTCTGTTATAGATGTTCCTTTAAATAGACCTATCTTATTTCCTTTTATTGGACTAGATGGAGTATTTGATCCAGATGCGAGTAGGGATCCACTTTTTCCTGTACCGCTGTAAAAACTATAAGATATTGTGTCACCTGATGTACTAATTGCAATTGAGTTAGTCTTAGAATAGGCTGAACTGCTAGAGTTATAGTTTGAACTTATTAATTCAGTTTCTGATCCAGATTCAACTTTTTTTAAATTTACTCTTGATGTATAGTTTGATGTAACAATTGTTTGATTTCTAGTACCATTTGTGTAAAAGGAGGTGCTCCATTGTACTCCTGGATTCCAGCCTGATCCAAAATTATAACAACAGTTATTGCCCGAGCAATATGCATATTGACCAAAGCCTGGTCCGTAGCATTCCCACTCTGGAACACTGTAAGAATTTCCATTTGCACAAAATCCAGAATAATTATTCTGTCCAGAATTTGTTGATGCTAAAGAGCATGTTGTAGATGAAGAAGTTGTTAAATTATAAGATGGAAAAATAGCATAGTAGTTATTAGCATCTGTTACCCAGAAAGATAACCCTACTCCTCCGCTTGCATTAACATCAACTTGTGCATTTGTAATTGTTGATCCATCAAGAGTTATTGTTGTAATACTATTATTAGATGCTGCATCTGCGTTAATTGCAGAAGAGCCATTTCCAATCCAGGCTCCTCTTATATTTGACCATATTCCCTTGCCATCACTTGATGTTCCCAAAGTTCCAGAGGTTGATCTATTAAGGTTGTCTATAAAGGATAAAAGCAAGGCTTTGCCAAAACGACCAAACCCTCTTACAGATCCACCTCCACGAGCACCCAGCAATGGCATTTTATAAAACTCCTTATGTTGTTTTCATTATAACATTATTTTGTTTAAGGATTTAATAACTGATCTAACTTTTCTTCAATTCTTAAAAGTCTCTCTGAATCTGCCTGTGCTTGTGCAACTAAGGCTTCTTGTCTAGCAACTTCTTCTAGTTGTGCTTGTTCTGATGCCTGAATTTCTAGCACATGTGAATCTGCCCATGAATTAGCATCTGCAGAACTTTCAAAGAATTCACCTTCTTGTGACCCAGGTCTAGAAAGTTGTTTGATAACTGGACTTCCATCAATGTCAATCCAGGCTACATGCTTTCCTTCTTCTTGAGTTACTCTTACTGTATATTCTCTCATTTTTTCTCCTTATGTTTGGTTGTTTCTATAAATTGTTCTTTGGTAACTTACTCCTGTATCTGGACCAGTACCTTGTCCTGCAAAATTAAAAATTTGATTAAGATATGTTACTGCAGATCCAAAATATCTTCCGTATGGAAGAGGTGTTTCTACTTGCCAAGTTGCTCCATTTGCATCTGTTGAATGAACTAAAGCGTGTGGAAAAAAATCTGAAACACCTTGTCCGCCCATAATATAAAACCTACCATTAAGAACAGTATTTGCTGAATATCTAGCAGTTACTGGAGGACTTGTTAATGCAGTAAAATTGACTCCATCAAATTTATAAAATGCAAGAAAACTCAATAAATAAATATTGCTTCCAATTGTTTTTGCCGCATTTGATGTATTTGCAATGAATGCTGGAGTATTTCCTCCATTTATCCATGAAGATCCGTTATATGATTCCCAGTTAGTACCCCCTTCATTGGAGCCATTACCAAGGCCACCAAAAGCATATAAAGTTGATCCAATTTTTGCTAATCCACCTTGCCTTCTTCCTTTATTTGTGCTTGCAATTGCTGTCCAACTACTTGCAGTTCCATTTGTTATATATGAAGTTGCTGAAGCAGTTCCCCCTCCAATAAAATAAAAATATGGAGTTAAAAATTCAGCGACTTGAACATCTGCTGCTAATGGATAGGTTGTACCAGCGGTCCAAGCATAGCCAGTCGATGGTGATAAATAAAACATATTGGTTCCACTTAATGTTGAACCATTATAGTCTAATCCAGAAAGTAGATTTGTTCCATCTGTAACAGAAACTACTCCATATGCGTTTGTCCAATACTGGCTTGATCCACCTACAAATCCAGTAGACCATGTTGCACTCAGTGGTAGTGATTTTTGTTTTCTAGTTAATAGAATAATGTGTGGAAGCATTAGATTGCTCCAAATGCTGTTCCACCATAAATAGTTGTTCCACCGTCACGAGTTAAAAATGTAAAGACTGTTTTTTTGCTTGCCGTTGTTGATGGTGCAGTTCCACCATCCCAAACCACTGCTGCTGGCCATGTTAATGCCAAAGTTCCAGATCCACGGTCTACTTCTACTTGCCAAGCATGTGCTGTTCCGCTTGTTGCAAAACCCGTAAAGGTAATTGTCATTGCTGAGACAGTGTTTGCAGAGTTATTTAAAACATAATATGAATCTGTATTTACTGCAATTGATGGAGTTGCAGATGCTGTGGCAACAGTTGTAGATGGATGAAGATTCTTGTAAGTATATCCACCACCATCTATCTGTGCTCCTAAACTTATTGTTGCTGTATTGATTATTGGGCTAGTTAAAGTCTTGTTTGTTAAAGTTTCTGCTCCTGCAATTGTTGCAAAATCTGCATCTGACATTGCAGTATTAAATTGTGCCTTAGTTCCTGTTAATGTGTTATTTGTAAGAGAAATTGACTTGTTTGTGAGGGTCTCAGTACCTGCTAGTGTTGCAAAGTCAGCATCAGATACTGCTGTGTTAAATTGTGCAATTGTACCTGTCAATGTGTTAGTTGCAAGAGAAACTGACTTATTTGTAAAAGTAACCGTATTGGTAGCAGTAATTTCTGGCGCAGCCCACTTAATTCCAAGTGTTTGTGAAGAGTCTGCAGTTAATATAAAGTTATTACTTCCTACTGTAAGATTATCTACTGTATCATTTGCAGAGCCTACTAACAAATCACCCTTGGCATCAATTATAGATTTTGATATTCCACCTGCTGGATCAAGTGCTGTAATTTGTGATTGAATGTCATTTAAGGTATATGCAATAGATGGGTTTACTAGGTTTGCGGTATTAGCATTAGCACTATTGTATTCTGCTGATCCGTAATGATATAATTTAAAGGCAGCCTGAATATCAGCATTGTCTGCATACCCTGGAATTTTTGTGGAGTATATTGCTCCTATTGATTCTGCTGCCATGTCATTTCACCTCATTCATTATATCATGACCGATACAAAAATATTAACAGAAACCTCTGCATCAAGTGGACCCCAAGTTCCATCATATTCAGAAGCCTCAAGATTTATAATTAAATCTGTTCCAGATATCTGAATAGATGAAATAGAAGATGCTAATGGGTTTGCATTTTGAATTGAATATTGCACATTAAAGTTTTCAGCCGTAAGTCCTGCAGCAGTTGATATATCTGTTATTGGAATAAGTATAGATCCATTTCCAGCATATGCACTTGTTCCTGAAGCAAAAGTTACTGTATGAAGTTTAGAATAAATTGTTGGATTAATCTTTAAAACCTCAACCCAAGAGTTTCCTCCAGGCTCAGATACATATTGATATAGGTATCCATAGTCTTCTCCAGGTGCTGTATTAATATACATGTCATTTAGTATTTGGCCTAGTCCAGAAATTAAATTTGGATTTCCAATACCCACAAAAAACTTACTGCCACGAGTTCCTGTTGGACCAATGTCCACAAGCAATTCTACTGTTGATGGTCCAGATAAAACAGTTAAATCATCATTTGATAAAACAACATCTGCCACTATACGGCTCCAGTGATATCGTTTGTTACTGAAATAGAACCAGTTAGAAGTGTATAAATAATACCTGCACCGTTATCAATTTGAACGTCATAAACATATGTAGTTCCGCCAACTAGTTGTCTTCCTTGACTGCCCGTAATAGTGCATGTAATAATGTCATTTGCTGTATCTACCGTTGCAGTTGCAGCAATCTGAGTTCCAGTGCTTCCACGGACATTTGCTATAGTAAAGTCTGCATTGCCTGCATAAGCATCAAGTGCAAAGGTTGTTCCATTTGCATTTTTTGGACGGATTACAAATTGATACGTGTCCCCACGATAGTAACTAAAATTATATGTACCTGGAAATGCCATTATTCCTCCTGCTTTATTATACCATTAACAGACTGATATATAGATGCCATTTAATAATAAGGCACTTTCTGAATCAGTTCTTGCTTGTGCTTTTGCCCCATACCCCTTAATTCTTTGATCGTCAATATACAGGGTTTGAAAAAATGACATATCGTAAGAATACTGGTATTTAAGGTTTGCTACATAAGAGG